TCGCAAGATTTATGGATATCCTCACTCAGATGCTTCTAAAATTTTGCAACAGGATGTAATTCTTTTACAATTTGTTACTTATGCCCCGGTTCCCTATAAAAAGGGAGCGATCCATTATATGAAAAATAAAGATTTTGATATGTATTATAAATGGATCAGGTGATTTATGCTTGACATGACAGTACATCTGCGTTAAAGTCAGCACATCAACAACGAAAGGTTTCTAACATGACTACCAATACCACTGCCCCCAAGAAGTCCAAGCGTTCGCGTAGCAACAAGTTTGATAAACTCGTGGGTCCTACCGATCCTAAGATTGACCATCTTGCTCGCGAACGCTTGGTTACCGCACGTATCGGGCTTTTGCTGCGTCATGCTTTCTTCGGCAACCTTGCTACTCGCCTTCAACTCATCAATGCTGATGAGTGGCTGACCACTGCGGCCACCGATGGTCGCCGGTTCTATTACAACTCTCGCTTCATTCAGATGCTCAAGACTAAGGAAGTTGAATTTCTTGTCGGACATGAAGTCCTGCACGTGGTGTATGATCACCTTGGACGCCGTGACAACCGTGATCCGGAATTCTGGAACATCGCGGCTGACTATGCGGTCAATGCTGACTTGAAGCGTCACAAGGTCGGTGATTTCATCACCACTGTTCCATGTCTCTATGACACCAAGTACGAAAACTGGGCGGTTGAGGCGATCTATGACGATCTGATGAAGAACGTCCAATATATCAACATTGACGATCTTCTGGACAAGATGATTGACGATCACATTGATGGCGATGGTGATGATGGTGATGGCGATGGTGATGATGGCGAAAGCAAAGATGGCAACAAGAAGGGTAAGGGTCGTCCTAACCTTTCCGAGGCTGAAAAGGAAGAAATCCGCCAAGAAATGAAGCAGGCAATTCTCAATGCTGCTTCTACGGCTGAGGCTGGTAGTATTCCTAAGGGCGTTGAAATCATGATCAAAAGCCTCACTGACCCTGTTATGCCTTGGCGGGAACTGATCCAGACCAATCTTACCTCTGCAATCAAGTCTGATTATACTTGGATGCGTCCTTCTCGCCGTTCGTGGCATATGGACGCAATCATGCCTGGCATGAACCCTGGTGAGGAAATTGATGTTGATATTTATATTGACATGTCCGGTTCAATCTCCAACAAGCAAGGTATGGCTTTCCTCTCAGAAGTTGGTGGCATGATGGATGCATTTGATGGGTACAATCTTCGTGTTACTTGCTTTGACACGCGGTGCTACAACACACAGGAATTTTCTTCTGAAAACATGGAAAACCTTGAAGAATATCAACTCCATGGTGGTGGTGGTACCGACTTTGACTGCATTTTCAATGACCTCAAAGAAGCAGGCAGGGTTCCCAATCGTCTGATCGTGTTTACTGACGGGTATCCTTGTGGTAGCTGGGGAACGCCTGACTACTGCGACACTACTTGGATCATTCACGGCGATCCTAACCCGAACCCTCCTTTCGGGGTGTTTGCTCTTTACGATGATCATCGTAAGTAATAAGTCTGTGAAGCCAAAAACAGAAATAATGCAAGTTGATGTCTCCCGTCAGATGGTTTTTGAATCACCTGACGGGGGCAAAACTATTTACACACGGGGTTTTGCTTCTTCAACTCAACAACTACATTCAGAGGATCAGAAATTGGAAAAGGAAATGCAACTTGCTATGCGTTCTCAGCGAATGATGCGTATTATCCGTCTTGCTGAGACTAACCCGACTCTCATGGACGCACTTGAAAAGTTGGAAATTCTTTATGCATTGGTAAAAGATAATGAAAACGATAGATGATCTAAACTTAAGTCAGTGGTTTTTGGAAAGAGAACTGAACTTCATGCCCAATCATTTTGTTCGTTCCAACACGCCTATAAATGCTGAATCATATGCATGGATCACCGAAAAACTGGTAGGAAGGTTTTCCCTGATATCAGGAGGCACTCATGGTGCCTCATTTCCGGCGTTTGAAGACCCAGAGGAAGCGGTATTTTATGAACTCAAATTTGCATGAGTATTCAAGAAAATTGATGCCATGGGTATGGCTTGGTATTTATCAGCCAATTGGGTGGAATATGTATTCTATGATAGTAGGTGATACTACTGATTGGATTGAGTCTCACCCACTCCGTATGTGGAAACATGGTGCACCATGTTTCCAGAAACATGGTTATGCAGATGATAATGGGTTTCGTCGACGTTATATCCTAAGCCCCGAGTTGGAATCTTGGTTCCTTCTGAGATGGTCATGACAGTTCGTATCAATCTCATTGATGGCTATACAATTAAGCCCATATATAAAAATTTAATTGATTCCATAACCGAACCACGTGATAGCTTAAAATACAATTATGCACTCTATGATATAATAAAAAATTCCGGAGCAAAGTGTGTTATTGAAGGACTTGATGTATGGGCCGAGTTTGAAGAAGAAAAGAATTTAACCATGTTCATATTGAGGTGGTCATGATTAGATATTATTTTCCACGATACAACGTGCACGAATCACTGATGCCCTACATTACAATGAAATGGTCTTAAAAATATTCTGATGTAAATTTCCTTGTTAAATACCTATGTCATAATAAGGAGACAAAAATATGAGTTTTTTGAGACACGTTGGTCGTCATGGAGACAGAAAAGTAGCAGTCGTATTCCGTGAAGTGCCAGGCGAACCTCACATGGCACTGGTAGTTTATACTGAAATTATGGGACAGAATATCCACGATCCACTTATCAAGTGTATTGAAAGCGATATCGGTCAGAACAGTGAAAACTTAGCCGATGCACTAAATCGTTCGTATACAAGAGATGGTCATGCCATTCTACAGCGCCTCCATACCGAAGGTATGTTAAAGAAGGTACAGACTGAATTGATCGTAATGACCCCAGCACCAAACGTAAAAATCAAGTTGAGTGAACTCAACAAAATTCTTGATGAGATGAAGGCTGGGGAAGATGCCGTTAAGAGAATGGCCGAACTTGATGGGCAGCGTGGAATTCAAGACCCCGCAGAAGTTGCTCGCAGAATGCGCGGAGACGTAGATGCAGTCACAAATCGTCCACCGGTTACCGCGTCATCTGACGATGCATTGGGCGATAATATGATTGCAAATAATCTTCGTTCACAGGCACAGCGTATGAGTAATGAAGCAAATGGACTTCTTGCAGAAGCACAGCGGCTGCTTGCTGAAGCAGATGCATTGGCACCATCTAAGCCAGTTTCAATGCTATCGGTCAATGCACTTGAAAAGAAGACTCGCGGTCGTCCCAAGAAAACTCCTGTAGTTGCATAAGGCGTCATAGATTATGTCACCTGAGTTCATTCAGAAGTGGGAACGATTACTGGAAGATGTAGATAAACAAAAGATTCCAGTAGAGTTCATTAAAAAGTTAATTTTGAGACTTGAGGGGCGGCGACAAAATACTATCAATATTGCAAAGTTACTAAATCAAGGACTTGAGCCAGATCAAATAGAAGAGTTTATTAGTCGTAAACTTGATGGACTTGATGATTTGGTCATAGGCATTGAGTTCATTCTCAATGTAGAAAGCATTGCAGAAGTTGTTCAACCAGAAACTGATAAGTTATTAAGTAGATTATGAAGTTAATATTAGCATCCGATCCCAATGGCGGCATTGGTTACGAAAACAGATTGCCTTGGAGTAAAATCCAAGGCGATTTGCCAAGGTTTAAACGACTTACTGATGGACAGCCGGTTGTTATGGGAAGAAATACGTGGGATAGTCTTCCCATAAAACCACTTCCGAATCGCATAAACATTGTAGTATCGTCCAAGCCACTGGAAATAGAATATAATAATGTAATCCATATGACTGATGTAAAATTCAATGTTTACGATTTCTATTGGATTATCGGTGGCGCGAAACTTATTGAAAGTTGTTGGAATAACATCCATGAAGTTCATCTTACAAAAACATTTACCGAATATACTTGCGATACCTTTATAGATTTGGTATACTTGGAGAATAATTTTGTAAGGAGATACAATGAAGTATTTCCTGATCATGAATATCAAATATGGAATAGAAAATGAAACAATACCTAGACCTTTTGCAAGACATTCTTGACAATGGTGAACATAAAAATGATCGTACCGGAGTAGGCACTATTAGTGTATTCGGTCGTCAATTACGATTTGATTTATCAAAAGAATTCCCTGCTGTAACCACTAAGAAATTAGCATGGAAAGCAGTTAAAAGTGAATTAATATGGTTTTTAGAAGGAAGTAACGATGAGCGACGGTTATGTGAAATTCTATACGGAACAAGAGATTCAGAACGTAATACGATCTGGACAGGAAATGCTGAAGCAGCTTATTGGAAACCTAAATCAGAATTCCCCGGAGATTTGGGAAGAATATATGGGGTTCAGTGGAGAAACTGGAGAGGAACAGATCAAGTTGCAAAACTGATTAGTGGAATCAAGAATGACCCAAATGGACGTAGACATATCATTAATGCTTGGAATGTGGACGAACTTGATCAAATGGCTCTCCCACCCTGTCATGTTCTGGCACAGTTTTATGTAAGTAATGGGAAACTTAGTTGCCACATGTACCAAAGATCAGTTGATGTATTTTTGGGATTGCCATTCAACATTGCAAGCTATGCATTACTCACGCATATGATCGCTCATGTTTGTGATTTGGATGTAGGAGAATTGATTATCTCTACTGGAGATACACACATCTACAGCAATCACATTGATCAAGTAAAGGAACAGTTGACGCGTGAGTCATATCCTCTGCCTACGTTGTGGTTGAACCCAAATATCAAAAACATCAATGACTTCACACTAGAAACGATTGACTTGGACAATTACAAATGTCATGGGACTATCAAAGCGGAGATGGCGGTATGAACACATTTTTGAATGAAGATTTCATTACTCTTTGGGAAACACATAAAGAAAAAGGTATTCGATACATTACAAGTCGGATGCCACCGGAGAATAGACCGAAAATTGAAACGTGGATTCGGAAAGAACATCATACTGAAACTAAGTCATCTAATATTTTACTAGAAACTGTCCCTGCAGGAGTAGATGGATACTATCTTTGTAGATATATGAGAGCAAAAGCATGAACAGAGAACGAATCATCAATAACATGTGTCTTACCTATCGTCATGATTTTGGTCTCAGAATTTCTGAGGATGAACGACTATATTTTCTTTCATCTGGTATGACAGAAGCAGAAGCTAATGCGCTGTGGCGCGACATGTCCCAAATTTTTGATAACGATATTGCACCCCTGCTTGAAACGGCAAGTCGTTATGAAGACGGAACACACATTCCTCTTCCAAAAAATAAAGAACAAGCCAAGGCAATGATTCTTGTTGCCGAACATTATTTGAAATACTCCATGTGAAAAAATGAAAACATAGTATAAATAATGTTACTATGTTTTCATTTTTATTCGGACTTATTATTAAGTGGATTATCCACCTACTCTTAACAATAGGAATTTTATTGCATATTGCGTCCTTTGTTATGGGATTTACTCGTAACACCCGATTGTTTAAATTCCCAGTAAGTATTCTTGGCTCTGTTGCGCTTGGATTTGCAATTTATTACCAAGGTGAAGAGACATACAAAGAGAAGATCGCAGCAGAGTCAAAGCATTTAGAAGCAAAATTGGCACAAGCTAAAGTAGAATCCAAGCAGGCAAATACTCAAATAGAAACCAAAATTTTAACTAAGACCAAAATCATCCATGAAAAAGGTGATGTCATAATTCATGAAATTAAAGCAGATGCTGTTAAAATGGATAACGAATGTAAAATTCCACCGGAAGTTGTTGAGCTTCATAATAGAGCAGCTATGATAACGGGAGATACTAAATGAAAAAAGTAATGACACTTCCATTATTTTGTTTACTTGGTGCCTGTGTAACTACAGTTCCTGTAACGGCTAAATTTCCTGATGTCCCTCCTGTCTTAAGACAGCCATGCCCACAACTGGGCACTCTTAAAAAAGATGATCCAAAACTTAGTGACATGATGACAGCAGTTGCCAACAATTATGTTAAGTATCATGAATGCGCCGCACAGGTTGACTCATGGAATGAATGGTATACTTCACAAAAAAAGATATTTGAAAACGCCACCAAATAATTAAGTCTCTGATAAATAGTCCATAACATGAAAGAGTTATATGGCTACTCAACAGATTATTAATATTGGTGCAGCACCAAATGACCAGCAAGGTGATCCACTGCGTGTTGCCTTCGGAAAAGTCAATAACAATTTTTCCAATCTATTTGCAACATTTGTAAACACTAATAATGCAACAACAACCAGTAATGTCTCGGGGCAAGTAATCTTTCAGACACCTGCCAACGCATTCACTCAAGGTGAATTTTATATCCGTTCAAGCAATCCTGCAACCAGCGATAGTCAAAATATCCAGCTTTCCGCACAACTCAGTAATGATGGAACTCAGGTGGCGTTTACTGGTTTTGGAACTACGTTTTTTGGTAATGCAGTATCCACCTATGATATGAATATAGTCGCAGGAAATGTTCAGATATTAGTAACTCCATTGGTAAATAATACGATTCTTTTAGACCACTTTATTTCATCACAGATTATGTGGAATGGCATAAACCCTCCGGGACTTGATATTGAACTTGATGGATATGCAAATTCCGTAATAGAAACTGAAAATAGCATAAACAT